GGCTAAAGGGGTCGTGTCAGCGTCGAAATCCATGTCCTCCACGCTGTCGCGGAACTTTTCCCAGGTCGGCACTACTTCGCCGTCGTGACGCCGTTTCTCCCAAGCAAGCCAGGCGAGATATTCGAGGTTCATAGTTTGAACCGCGGTGATACCCGACGGCAGCTTGTAGGCGCGCTCGAGCGCGAGCATGGTGCCGGCGTTCGGTTTCGTTGTGACCGGTTCGCCGTCAGTGAGCCGAATCGTGATACTGAGGTTTATCACGCTGTCGTAATGGTCACGGGCCCGGACATCGGCCACGACACCGAGAACGTCGCGAGGTCGCCCACTGAAGCGTCAATGAAAGGCACCTCGGTGACGAGGCATGAAACCGAGTGCTGCGGGTTGGTCGCTGAGGTCGCGTCGCTGGTCGGCTTCACGGTCACGGTCGTAAGCGTGTTGATAAGGCCAACGAGGGTGGCGTACGTTTCGGACACGGCGAAATCGGACTGGAACTCGATCGAGACGTCGCCGTCCTGGAGGCCGCCGATACGGGTCACGTTGAGATCGCCGAACGCGGTGGTTTGAATGTCGGCCCCGGTCGGGTTAAACGAACAAGACGTAACGTGGTCGGAAAGGTTGACCGAATTTACGGTTACCTCTACGTCGAGGGCTGCAAAAACTGCCATTTAGCTATCCTTCTTTTTGGTTATTTTCGGTTCTGCAAGCGGCTTCAAATGGCCGCCCGCTACGAGCGCGTCGACGTTAACGCCGGCGAGGTCTGCGGCGGCGAGCTCGTCGCCGATGCTGCGGCCAGCTAGCCGGCTGCTTGTCACTTTGTAGTTCATCGTGCATAAACCTCGGTGTTGAAACGGGCCCCGACATACTCGGTATCGGCAAATCGTATCATTCCGTAGTCTGTTGCCGAGGTACAAACGACCGCAGCGGACACGCCGCCAAGTGTCGGGTCGGCCTCGAGGGCTACCGGAACGCTTGCCGAGCCCGAAATTAGAGCGTCTAGAGCGTCTTGGTTGTATTCCTCGGCCATTGCCTGGACGATGGCGAGAATGTCGAAACTGAAACGGATTAGCTGACCGCCTTGCCCGTTCATAGATTCGTGGTAACCGGCGATAGGCCGGCCCGGTACGACAACGGCGCATGGTGCTACGACTCGGCCGGGAACGGTCGAATATACGACGGTGAACAGGTCGAGGGTTCTTAGGCGTACGGCGAGCCCGTCGCGGATCGCCGAGTAGGAAACCATTACGCGGTCGCTAGAACTTTGTACTGCGCGAGTAGGGCGTGGACGTCGGGGTCTTGGCGTGAGATCCGCATCGGGCCCCAATCCTGAAACCCGGTCGTTATGCCTAGCGGTGACGAGCGTCGCTGGTAGTAGCGGGCGGCGAGCATGAGCGCGGCTTGCTGAACTGCGTACGGGACGCCGGTAGCGGACTGATCGCCGTATGCGGCGGTTACTTGCACCGTCGCCCGGTTCGAGGTGTACGTCGGCCAGGTGCCAGACACGTTGCGCAGCATTGTGAACGGGGCAGTGTTGAATGGTTCCACCACGAAATCGGTTGTGATAACGAGCGTGGTTCCGAATGTGCCGTCGTTGTCGGTGTCGGTTTTCACGACGAGGCCGGCAACAGTGTTGAACTGGTCGGTATAGACACGCGACGGGTCGGCCGGCCGGAACACTCGAGAAGCTGTCGTTGATTCGAACGAGGTACCGCAGTAGCCGTCGACGGTGTCGCCGGCGGCGTTAACGGCAGCGGTGAGCGCGGTGTCTTGCGACGTTTCCGCCGACGGAATACCCAGGTAGTCCTTGACTAGCGCGATTGTCGTGTAGGCCACTGTTAGCCCTTCTTAGCGGCTGGCTTCTTTTTGGTGGCCGTTGCGGCCTTAGGAGCCGGCGACGCCGCTGCGGGCTTTACGGGCTCGCTGCCAGTCTTTACGACTCTTGCGGGTGCTTGCTTTTCCCATAGTGACGTCATGGCGCTCCAGATTGAGGGGGACCCTGCCGCCGGCCGAATGGAGAACTGCCGGCGGCAGGGTGGTGCTGGCGGAAACCGTACCGCTAGCGGATGGTTACAGCGTTGCTGTTTCGGTGACCTTAGAAGGTCGGGGTAACGAGGCCGGTGCCGCTGATGACGGAAACCGACGCCGGGTAACGACCGCCGGCGAAAGCGGCGTACTGGTAAGAAACCATTGTGACTGTCAAATTAAGCCCGGCCGTTTGATCCATTCGAACCATTGCCGGCGAGCCTGGATCCTCGAACAGGAGCATGTCGGCACGGCGGACGATGTAAATTTCGTCTTCGTTTGTGCCGGCCCCGGCTGCGGTGGTCACGTTTGCGTCGCTTACGACAGGAACGCCGGCGATGCTTGCGCCGGTGTTGCCGTAACCGGCGACCGGTCCGACACCCATCGCGTTTGATGGCACGTTCTGCGATGGCACGACCAGCGGACGGTTCGACGAGTCGACAGAGGCCTGGAGGAAAGCCAACCGGCGAGGGTGCATCACAATGAGGTCCGCTCCGGCGTACCGGTTGCTGTTGACCTGCTGGATGCCGTCGACGATCTTCGAGTAGAGCTCTGCGCCGGTCGGGGATGCGTCGGTGTACGTAACGCCGTTGGTGCCGCTGATGCTGGTAAGTCCTAGCATCTGGCCGGACGAGCCGGTGCCGTTGAGGAGCTGATTGTCGAGCTTCGTGTTGACTGCGCCGAGCATGTCAGCGACGACTAGGGCGTCTACGCCGGTGCCACGCTCGATGGCCTGACGACTGAGCTGCTGGCCTGAGGCGATGGTCCGCACGTCGATTGTCAGAAGCGTGTCGTCGATGTCGGTCTGGGACACTGCGTCGTTCTCGGCGGCTTGCACGGCTGCCGTCGCACCAGTCGTGACCCGGCTGATGTTGAGCGTCATACCGTTGTCGCCCAACGGAAGCTGGGTGCACTGGTCGGCAAACGGACGGCCTGCGCGGGCCAAATCGGCTGCCCAGTCCGTGAGGTACTGCGGAACGACCAAACCGGCGAACGAGCCGGTTGTGCCGTCACGGTTCTCCAGCCCGGTTTCGGCCCGATGCGAACGCAACCGATCTGTAGCTGCGATGTCGCCGTACATCTGCGCGTGGTAAATGTCGGAGAAGAACGAACGATCAGACCGAGCGTCCGAGTAGGTCACGGGCTCGGAATGCACAACGACGTTCGCGATGCCGGCGGCCGAACGGTGTTCGCCGTCGTCGGTTGCCTGGACTTCAGCGCGCAGCTTCGCGGCCTCGAGGTTCGCGACCTGAATGTTGCGAAGCTCGCCGATGCGGGCGTCGAGCTTGTCGGCGCGCGTCTTGAGATCGCGAAGGTTCGCGTCTTCAGGTTCGGAGATATCGCGATGATCGTCGGCGGCGCGAGTCACCACGCCTTCCATAGTGGCGCTAATTTCTTCGCGCTCGGTAACTAGCTGGTCAAGTAGCCGCATGGCTGCCTTCTTTCGGGTCGGTAATTTGCTGAGTTTCACCGAGTGCCGGAAAGGTGCCCGAGGGCGGCGTTTCGAGCGGCGCGATACTTACACCGTCAGATTAGCCCATACCGGTGACGTTTTCACGCTATGCGAGCAGATGACGCCACCGGGCGAGCCTCGGCGCGTGGTCTACGTCGTCGGGGTCAAACGCTCGGACACTCAACACGCGGGCGTCGTCATAGGCCGGCGTAGCGACAAAACCGACGTGATCGAGGGCGGCCTCGAGGCGGACAACGTGCGGGCGGTCGTTGCGGGTTTCGCTGCGGTTGCGGATCGGCCGGAACCCTACAGACAGGCCCGATACCATGCCGTCCTCGGCGAGGCTGATCACTTCGTCGGCGCGTGCGGTTCGGGCCATACGAAAATCAGCTACGAGCCCGTCGGCCGTGTTTGACCATTCAATCGCGTTGCCGACTGGGAGCGTGTCGGTCGTCGCGTGCTGCTGGTAGAGCGCGATGCGGTCGCCTCGCTCGGCTACGGACTTGTCAAACGCTGACCGCGCAAACGATTCGGTGGTGCCGTTTGGCATCGTGTAGGTGCCGTGCCACGGGACTACGACGCCGACCAGGTGTCTGAATCCGTCGTCGTCTTCGCGGGTTTCGAGCCCGGCGAGCTCTATATGACGCGTCTGTATTTCCATGATCTAGTCCAATTCCTCGAGGCGGCGTACTTCCTCAACTGTTAGAAAGCCGGCCGCTATGCCGGCGGCGTGTGCTTGGTAGCGTTCCATCGTCGACGCCCGCAGTAGGGCGTCGAGGTTGAACCTGGCCCGCTGGCCCCTCGGTAGCAACGTCGAAAAGCCTTCCTCTAGGCGAGTCAACCACGGCCGCAGCGTGAACGATACGAACGCCTGAGAGTCCTGGGTCACGCTGCTGTACGTTTTGGAGTCCTGCGACGGTACGCCGACGAGGTGCGGCGGGACGCCAAACATGGAACAGATCTGTAGCTGCGAGAACCGGCGCGAGTCGAGGAGCTCCATATCGACGCTAGAGAACTCGAGAGGCTGATACTTCACGCCGCCCGACAACACGGCCGGGCCTCGCTGCCGGCCACCGTTACCGGCGATGAAAGCCGACTTGAGCGCGGCGGCCTGGTCGCTCGTAATCTCGTTATCCGATTGGAGCACGCCATCGGGGAGGGCCGCGTCAGTGAATGAGTTGGCGGCGTACTGGTCGCCGGCGAGCGCTGCGCCGATGCTTTGCCGGTTGTACGAGAGCGGCCCACGGCCGACAACATGGCCCGGAAGCGTGAACCCTCGAATATGGAGAATGTCGGAAGCGTCGACGCTGCGGCCGGCGACCTTGTACTCAATGCGGCCATCGACGACACGCACCAGCACGGCCTCAGGATCCAAAAGCATCACCGTTTGAGGAAAGCCCATCGAGTCGCGACGACCTATGAGGGCGTACATGTTGCCGTCAACCAAGAGCGAGACTGTCGCCGCAGCGAAAAACTCGGAACGGGTGCGGCCCGTTTCCGGTTCGGAGAGCACGACCGGCGTGCCGAGGCGGTCGCCGTTGCGGGTCGCGTAAATCGGGAGGCTGCCGATCTGGTCCGAGATCATCTGAACGCATCGCTGCGCGACAACGTACGAAAGAAGCGTGTCACGGCTAACGGCCATCGGCCCGGTCATCGGTTGCGGGAGCCCGAACCGTCGCGGGAGCTCTATATCGCCGTCGCGGGTTTCGGTACGTGTAAATAGGTTGCCTATCACTGGCCGGCCTCGAGGGCTGCGGCAACTATGACGATGGCGATACCGGCGGCGATACCTCCGGCGGCGTAACCGGCGACGACTGCGGTACACACTACGGCGAGCGCTAACCCGGCGATCTGAACGAGGGCGTAAACCATTAGTAAACCTGAGGGGTCGGGGCGGGAGAATACGAAAGTGCTCCCCAGCACGCGAGACTAGCCGCAACCAGCGGCGTTATCGGAGATTCATCGCTAGTCCGCTTCCACGCCCACCGTTCACCGAGCCGGCGACGCGACGCCGACGCGACCGCGTCAGTGAGTAGCGGGTCGCCGAGGTGCGCTATTTGGTCGTCGTTTAGAGCGTCGTAAAACGTTGCACAAGCGCCGGCGTAGCCAAGTGCGCCGAGCTCGAGCGTGTCAACGCCCTGGAGGTGAGGGATCAGAGAGCCGGCTGCCGCTCCGACGTCTAGCGTTATTCGTGCGTTCCATCGGCGTGAAAGTTCGGCTAGTCGAGGCGCTACCCAGCCGACGCCGGCGCGGTGGTCAACTATCTCCACAAAGTATTTGCCGTCTTTGAGCGACGCGATGGCGATGCTCGAGCAGTCACGGCTCGGGTGGATGTCTACGCCGATGCTCAACTGTTCGTTGTGGCTCGCGTCAAGGTCCACCAAGCGGTTAAACCGGGATACATCAAGCGCATACTCTGCGGCGTCTATCGGCCAGCGGTTAAGCATCTCGCGGTCGAACAGGTCGGCCGACATCGTCGCGTGAAAGTCTTTAACGGCTGACAACGTAACGCCGTGGTCCTCGGCGAGCGTTGGGATAGCCCGATGCCATACCTCGGGGTCGTCGGGGTCGTCGTCTTCGGCGGCGGCCCATTCGAACCATGCGAGCGACGGCGATTCACCGGCCCGGCCAAGGTCGCGGTAGTGGCGTAGCAATTCGCTTTTGTGGGTGCCGGCGTTCGACAGTATCCACATTTGGGCGTCGGGGCGGGTTGCCATCGTCGGCGATAGGGCCCCTACGAGGTCCATGCCGTGGCTCATCGCTTCATCGATGATAACGAGATCCAGCGTTAAACCTCGAGCGCCCTCGCGTGAGGGTGTCACGACTCGGAACGTTCCACCGTTAAGGCCTAGACATTCCGCACCGTTCGCGCGCCGTTCCATTTCAAACCGCGAACCGAACGCCGGCCGCAGCATCGCTACCGTTTCCTCCCATTTCAGGCGGGCCATACCTCGGTCCTGGGCGGTGTACGCAACATGACGGCCGGCGAGGAGCTCGAGCGCGATACGCGCCGACGCTAAAGCGGTCTTGCCGTTCTGCCGGCCGACAGATACGCCGACCGTTCGATAGCGGTAGTGGCCGAACTCGTCGCGCTCGAGGCCGACATCGGCTACCTGGCGTTGCCATCCGAACAGGTCTAGGCCCATGAGCTCGGCGACCTGGGCGAGGCGGGGCCCGTTACTGGCCGCGTCGGTTGCCGTCGTGCCGTGCAACGGGGCCGGCGAGACCATTAGGTAGCCAATTCGGCTATTAGCCGGTCTAGAGCATCATCTGACTTCATTTGGATAGACCCGGCGATATTGAGAAATATCGGCGCTAGTTGCCCTATTTGCCCAGCGCCCTCGCCGGTGCGTTCTATCTCGTCCCATCGATCAGCAACTCCGATAAGCGTTGACCTGGTAACGGGGTCGGCGGTCGATTGCTCGAGGAGCTCGTTAGCGGCTTTGCGGTGACGGTTTACCATTGGCGACTCGTTTTCGGTTTGGGGCGGCGTTTCGACGCCTTGAACTTTGCGCCTCGGCTCGCGTTGCACGGCCCGCATGATGGCACAAGCTGACCGGTCCAATCCCCAGGCGGGAACGCGCCGAGCGGTGGAACGTGATCGGCTTGGGTGGCGACCTGAGCGCGACACCAAACGCAAACCGGCCTATCGGCTAGCAACGTCTGACGCTGTTGCCTGAACTGGTAATCGTAGCCGGCCACGAAATCAGCCTAGCCCACTCCCTTCTAGGGGAGATATATAGAG